AAGTGCCAATATATGTGCACACTTATGTTCTTGAGGTATTTCAGAATGTTCCACGTTAAGAATATTGGACTCAGGATGACCCCAGTCAACAGTAAAAAGATAGGTACCAGAATAAAACTTTTTATCTTTTCCTCTAAACTTACCATCTAAACCATCCATCCAATCAAAGCGATGCACACTAGGATAATAACTAAAACAGTTCCACAACTGTAACTCCGATAACGACATATCGGGCACTTGATCTCTAGAAAAATGTTTTTGGAAGAACGCTGAAATAGGCAAACGCCAATAGCACGCACCGTTCGGTAACATGATGTTAAATAAGATCGCACGACCAGTGATGCTTGTAAGACCGAAAATAACACAGTCTCTTTCACCTCGTTTCGTTTTGTCCATATCGTATAAATACTCTGACCTAATCTTGCAATAGATTGGGGGAATGTTTGCGTTAAGATATGCCATAGTTTCTCCTTAATCATAGATGTCACCCCAATTCTCACCTGACTCATAGTCAACTTTGTTAGGGACTTCTAGTTTAACAGCATTTTCCATAATCTCAATTATCTTTTTTGCATGTTCTTCTGACTCAACAGATAAATCTAATTCATCATGAATTTGAATGTGAGCTACAATTCCTTCTTTATATAAATTAACCATAGCTTGTTTTGTCATATCAGCAGCAGAACCTTGAATAAGTTTATTCAATGCTTTGTATGTAAAAGCTCTCCTGATCCCTGGTCCGTGTTCTCTGAGCGCATCTTCATGTGATAATGCTTTGTGCATACCAAACATATTTGGCTCCCATAAATGGAACCTGCAAAGTCGTCCCAGGAGAGTTCTTATTTGACCACGTTGCTGTGCTCTATTGGAAGCAGAGTTAGTAAGCTGTTTAACAAAAGGTACTTTCGCATGATACTGTTCAAATAATTCTGCAGCCTTTTCTTTTGATACTCCAAGTTCAGCTTGTAATTTTGCTTTACCCATGCCATAAAATAATCCTAAGTTAATAATCTTAGCCTGATCTCTTGGGATCTCAGCCATCTCTGCCACCGTTTTGTGGAAGTCTGTAGAAGAGTCATTGTTATAAGCTTCAACAACGTCGTATACTGATGGAAACTTATGTAGTGATGCATAATGTGCAACGAGTCTGGGTTCTTGTTGTGAGTAGTCAAAACAACCCCAAGTACAACCTTCCTCTGGTAAGAACAAAGATCTGATTAGGGGACCTAGATCTTTATTTCTTGCAGGTAATTGCTGTAGATTGGGATTGTTGTAACTAAAACGACCTGTCACCGTACCACCGGCATCAGAACGAATCTGGTTTATTTCTGCATGTATTCTACCTTTGTGCTGAAACTTTAATATTGAATCAATAAATGTAGAATGAGCCTTGTTAATCTCTCTTGCTTTTGCTATCTTCTGTACTAACGGATGCGAATGCTCCTGTAAAAAATTTTTAGTAAAGGAAGGTGCTTGTGATTTTTCAGTCCTGTCGTAAGTTAATCCAAGTTTGTCAAACATTTTGGCAATCGATCTGGCAGCCATTATTTGGATATCTAGTCCTGTTTCTTTTTTTATGTCTAGCAATAACTGCTCTTCTTGTGAAACTAATTGCTTCTTCAATGTTTGAGCTCTTTCAGCATCCACGCGAACGCCTTTAAATCTCATATCAACAAGACAAGGAAATAATTCTGTTTCTAATTTAAAGATAGACTCAATGTCCTGGTGTATAATTTCTTTTTTAAATATCTGCCAAAGTTCTAATGTAAGTTCTGCATCCTTTTCTGCATAAGCTCCAACATACATTGCAGGTAATTTCCACATATCTGCTTTTGGATCTAGTCCTCTTGACTTTGCTTCTTCGTTCAATGCAGTTTCATTTTTACCATAACCTAAATATTCCCAGGATAATGCATTCAACGTATAAGCAAATCTATTCTCATCAATTAATGATGCCGCAATCATGGTATCGTAAATTCTTCCTTTAATGGGAATACCCATAGCTTGAATCCAACATACATCGTACATGGCATTGTGAAATATTTTATCTGAAGGAGTTGCTAAAGTATCTTTAAACCATGCCAATACTTTTTTCTTATCCATGTTTGGCCCTGATCCGTGGTCAATTGGAAAATAAAAACTTCTACCTGGTACAGCAACAGCAATACCAACAACCTTACCATTACCAATCACAGAACCTGATCCTTTAGATCTTAAATCTGGATCATGTGTTTCCAAGTCAATTGCAATTTCATCATACGATCTTAGATCCGGAAACTCTTCTGGTTCTAACCATTCAGTCGGCGCTTCAAACGTCGGTACTCTCATTTTATATTCCTTTCACAAAGTAAAAGATTAAAAGGCATGTAATTAAACCTAAATCAAATACTGCTGTTAATTTATAATTCATTATTCTTTGTCCCAATTCTCTCTCATTCGTTCTATTTCTAATTCACAGTAATGAATTATCTTATTTAGATCCTGAATACCACCTTTTTTCTGATATCTCACAACATATTTTATTACGTTGCCTTGAAAAAAATTCAGATTATTTTCCATAATAAATTTAAAAGGTTGAATTTTTAGTTTGTAGTGTTCGCCACCAATTTGATTCATAGATGGAAACGCTCTGTCTAAGTCTGTTTTATTGGTCATAGGTTATAGCCTCCGTTTGCTTTTTTAGGTTGAAGTAAATAAAGATTTTCTTTTGCACGAGTCGCTCCAACGTACCAGACTCTATGCTCTTCATCTCTTTTTTGTGTACTGATCTCAACAGCTTTTCTAATTTTATCTGTATTATCTAAAACTAAAACGACGTTTTCACATTCGCCACCTTTAGCTGCATGGATTGTTGAAACTTTTATTCTAGGCTCTTCTCTTAGTTTTTCTCCGTTAGAAAGTAATGTTCTAATATAATAACTTTCATCTTGAGGCGCATTCGTAAATGCATCAAACCAAGGCGTGTTTTGTTTATACCCAATATCTTTTATAAATATTTCTGATTTACCTTTTAATTTATTTTCATCGTAATCAATACTTAAATACTCACATATATCTTTAAAGTCTGATAAAGTAACAGACTCACCTTTTGTCATGGCAGTCCATAAATCAATACACTTTAATAATGTTGTATCAAAACTTTTTCCAAAAAATGGTTTCCTGTCATACCTGAAGTAATATTTATTTTTCTTAAGTTGTTTGCATATGGTTTCACATCGGTAAGTTGTCCTAGCTAAAATTAACCAGTTGTCTTCTGATAAATCTAAATTATCTAATGAATAAATATTTTGAATGGTTCCTTCTACATCTCTTGGGTTATATACTTTTTCTTTTCTTGGTCCTTGAATACGGTCCGTAATAATTTGCGAACGCTCCATAATTAATCTTGGAACTCTTCTTGATTGATTTAAAACAATCTCTTCATCTACAGGTTCTTCAACAAAACGATCTACATCTGCACCAGCCCAGGCAAAGATAGCCTGGTCATCATCACCTGCTAAATACATATTTTGAGATTTCTTTTTTAAGATTTCATATAGTTCCCATTGAATCGGAGCTAAGTCTTGGGCTTCATCAATAAAGACAACATCAAACTCTGGACATTTTTTTGGTGCTGCCACCATCTTTTCAATCATATCTGTATAATCATCTAAATGATAAGCTTCTTTAAACTGACAAAAGTTTTTATAGATATAAAGTAATACGGTTAAATCTATTTTAGAGCTCCATTCATTTGTATCATACTCATCTTCTACAGAAATTTTCTTTACTCGTGCTTTATTAATTAGTTTAAAATATTCATTGTTTGAATTTAAATAAAAACTTTCATCAGTATCTTGAACTCTTACTCCAAGTTCTTCTCCAATTTGTTCGTAGTGAACTGGCTGCATAACATTGTCTTCACTCATACCTAAAGAATTAAAACATAGTGAATGTAATGTTTGAAAGAATCTTAAATCTTTCTTTTTAAACACACCTGGATTTCTTTTTTCCATTCTTTCTTTTGCTTCTTCTGCAGCTTTTCTTGTAAATGCAAAGTAGCCAATACGATGTAATGGAGTTCCTTTTCTAATATAATCTTCTACTAAATCTAAAAGTGTTGTTGTTTTACCTGTACCAGGAGGACCAAATATTTTTTTAATCATTAGAATATTTCCTCTTTTGATTTCATTGCAACTAGTTCAATGGTTTCTTCTTCTTTTTCTAATTTCTTAGTGACAGGTATTTGAATCACATTAATTGGTGGATTAGATTTTTTATCTGTTTCTTTTTTAGGAAAACGTTTGCCTACTTCTTCTGCACCATAGTGATCCATCATGAACTTGATTGTCTCCTGGAGTGTAAATTTAATATCTTTACTCTTTAAGCCTTGATGAAATAAATCTATTTTGAAAAATGCTTTTTCTTCTTCTGTTAAAATAGAACCTGTTTTAAACGAAGCATATGATTTTGCTTTAGGTCCGTTTACATATTCTTTTAAATAAGATTCAAATTGACCTTCTAATGTTGCACTTCTTGGTGGTTCATAAACTGTTTTTGGTGGAAACAATTTATTGACATGATCATCATATTGAAAAGGTCTAATATCTGGTAAATGAATATCAGCATACTTTGTTACACATCCTTTAAGTAAAATCTTATTATAAAAAACATTTTGGTTTGGAACCTTAACTTGTTTTACACTTCCATCATTTAAAGTTACATCAAAGGTATATTGAGGATCTGGCTGATAATTAATTTTAGTTAAGTTACTAAATGGTGGCCAGGATTTTTTCTTATCAGATAAAATACCAAAAGTTCTTTCACGACATACTGCTCTTTGACATACACCATGAATAGGATCTTCTTCACATGTATGACCTTTAGTTTCTTTTTTCCATGCTTTCAGTTTAGATTTTACTTTTTCATCTCCCCAATCATTATCATAAACAATATAACTTCTTGCTGCCTCTACAACTTTAGTTTCCCATTGATCTGGATATTTCTTTTTAGCAAAGACCATGTAGTTATATAAAAATCTATCTCGACCATCTTTTAATTTTTCTTTTGTTAGTATCTGTAAACATGGCGGGCCATCTTCAAATTCTTCACTTCCACCTTGTAACATTGATTGAATATGACTTGTTGCAAAGTCATCGAGTTCTTCTTTTGAGTATCTATTTATTTTTACAACTTCCATAAATTCTTCAAAGGTTCTCTCTTTACCTTCAAAGGTAATAGAGACCCTTTCTTTTTTCCCAAAGTATGGAAGATTAATAAATTTACCATCAACCCATTTACCATCTGGATCTTGTCCTAGTTCCGTTTGCATTGGATAAATTTCAATGTTGGATGGTAATGATAATGACAATAATAATTTTTCTAAAAAGTTTCTTAAAAATTTTGCTTTAACAGGTTCTTTAGTAAAAATGTATAAATGTAAACCACCTGATTTTGATTTTACAGGAACGACCGGTAAATTATATTTAACAATTAAATCTAAATAAGTATGGTATGGAAAATTTGTGTAGCTATGTTGTTTGTCATCAATATCAATTGCCGCGAATCTACATAGACCTTCATCATCGCAAGGTTGAATTCCTAAAGCTTGTTCTCCACTTAAATGTTTTTCGTAATCTTCTCGTGTAACTTCTTTGTGTGCCCAATCGTATTTTGGCTTTTTCTTACCTGTATTTGTAACGGTAAGCTTCTTCATATCTGCTCTACCGTGATTTCTTTTTAAACCTGTAAAGACCTCTATAAATAAATCTGTATACATATTTCCCCTAACTATTTACGGGTGGCCGCTAAACGAGAAGCCACCCGTAGTTTGAAAGTGATGTAAACTACATGATAGAATCATCTGATTTCTCAGAAGATTCATTACCATGTTTTACTTTAACATCACCTTTTGAAACGCTTTCGTAGAAAGACTTAGCTTGTTGATACAATGCTTGATCTTCGATTGGACCAATTTTGCTAACTTCCCATCCAAACCACTGTCCTTTATCATTTGATTGAGGAACAGTTCTAAGTTTGTAAGTATGGCTAAACGATGCAGGAGTGAACAATCCGTTCTTTCCTTTTAGCTTTATGCTTTGCATCATTGAGTTCCACTTTCTACTAGTCTTCAATTGCGTTGATTTCATGGCAATTAAAGCTGTAGTTGGAGTTTGACCATTGATGATTATAAAATGACTAGCAGTTTTTTCTACATAGTTACCATTTGATAATCTATCCTTGAAGTCAGCTCCTCTAGTAGTTTGTGATAGGATGTCACTAGATGAAGGATGAATTGCTACTGGAGCACCAGGACCTTCGCCTCTATCTTGCCATTCAATATACTCTAATTTGTAATGACAAGGTACGACTTCGATACCTTTTTCACCGTCAAATAAATCACCAGTAACAGAGTTGTAAATCATTCCAGGTTCTGCACCTTGAACATATTTACCATCTCTCTTATTAACTTCTGGAGATAGTTGACCTAGTATTTTAAGGAATGGTAACGCTAGATCATCATGACCTATGTTATTCAATCCTTGATCTGCATCTTGTTCAAACATAGATACAGCAAGTGCACCATTAGCCTTTTTTATCATTTCTTGGCTAGCTTGGTTTCTTGTTTCTGTTTTCTTTTTTAATTGTTCTTGAGACATAATTAATCCTCCTTATGATCTCGTTATTTTGGTTTTGTTTCCCGCAAACACATTAAATAGATCAGAGGGCATCTCTTTTCCAGATTCAAGACGCTCTCTGACCAGAGCCTTAAGTGTCATGGGTTCAACCTTCAATGTCTGGATCGGTTCATACCCCTGACCTTGCGCAAGGTTAGCATAAGCCATTGCCTTGTTATCCTCGTTACGGCCAAAGGAAACAGTAACTTGATTTTTAATCAAATCACCCAGGCCATTTTCACGAAGCCATTTAAATGCTTCTTCCTTTTTTGCTACAGGAATGGAAGCACCGTAGACGGGTTTTACTTCTACAGCTGTACCGTCTGCTAATTTCATTGTCTTAATATTCATTTCAGTCATCATGTTTGGTATGATGTCACCTGAAAGAGTTTCTGATTGCTGTTTTAGAATCTTTAATTCTTTTTCAGCTACCTCTATTTTTAACTCTAATTCTGAAAGTTTATCTATTTGTTCAGCTAGAGATTTTTTATCAGCATCAGTTGATAATTTTAACTGATCCTGTTTGTCTTCTTCAAAGTTAATGTTACTCATATTTCTCACTTTCGTTTAACATTTTAGTTTCGATTCGAATTGAAAGAGTAAGACCTCTAATTTCTTTTTTGGCTTTCTTAACAATTCGATTCATTTGAAAACGATTTATATAAAATCCTACAATCATGTCAAGTCTTAATAAAAATAAAAATATAATATCAACAATATAATAAATAATACCTTGATCGGGATGTCTATTTAACAACTTTAAGTTGTTCATGAAGTCTATTTCCTTTTTAGTTGTCTGTATAAATCTTTCTAGTTTTTGTTTTCTTTCTTTCATTTGGTATATTCTGTTTTGAGAATACCACCTACGGCTAACTGTCATCTACTTTTCCTCTCTCATATAAGTTTATCTCGATTGGGTAGTATGTATGCTCTTGCCTGTCCCATTTCAAGAGGTTATATTTTCCATTTGTAATATCTGAAACAATTGAACAAGCAACTCCAATAATCGCCGGGTCTCCTGTTAATAAAAGATAATCTTTTTCTGTATAATTTTTTAATAATTTTCTTAACTTAAACACAAGTGGACCTGGTGACATAATAATTTGACTAAATTCAGGCAACAACGTGATGAGCTTACCATATTTAGAAGCTCCAATAATATTGAATTTTGGAGTTCCTTTACTGGTTCCAGGTAGTTCTTGTAATATGTAAACTTTGCTTTCCATCTTCCTTGACAGTAAGTAACATTTATTATACGTTCGTCAATAGAAAGACAAAAATAAAACGAGGTAAAAATTATGAATTATAAATTCAAAACTAAACCATATGCGCATCAAATTACAGCGCTTGAGAAGTCATGGAATAAAGAGGTTTATGCCTACTTTATGGAGATGGGAACTGGTAAATCAAAGGTCCTGATCGATAATATATCTATGCTCTATGATAAAGGTAAAATAAATGGGGCGCTAATTATAGCACCAAAAGGTGTTTATTCAAACTGGTATAATAATGAAATTCCAACACATATGCCTGACCATATTGAGAAAAAAGTGGTACTCTGGAAGGCTGCAATAAATAAAAAACAGGAAGCACAATTAAAAACTTTATTCGAACCTGGCGAAGACTTACATGTTTTATTAATGAATGTTGAAGCTTTATCAACACCCAAAGGTGTTGAGTTTGCAGCAAAATTTATTCGTTCACATAACGTACTTATGGCGATTGACGAATCAACAACAATTAAAAGTCCAGAAGCAAAACGAACTAAAAACATTGTCGCTCTTGGTGAGTATACAAAATACAGAAGAATCTTAACAGGTTCTCCTGTTACAAAAAATCCATTAGACTTGTACAAACAATGTGAGTTCCTTGATCCTTGGTTACTTGGCCATAGTTCTTATTACACTTTCAGGACCCGGTATTCTATTATGAGAACCGCTAACTTTGGTGGAAGGTCTGTACAGATTGTTGTTGGTCATAAGAACTTACCAGAACTATCCATGAAACTAGAACCGTTTTCATATCGTTGTTTAAAAGAAGATTGTTTAGATTTACCTGAATATACTTTTACTAAACGAGTTATTCAAATGACTCCAGAACAAAAGAAAATATATACTCAGATGAAACAACTTGCTCTTGCTCAACTAGATGGAAAACTTATGACTACTGCAACTGCTTTAGTTCAATTGATGAGACTTCATCAAATTACTTGTGGTCATTTTACTGCAGATGATGGAACCATTAAAGATGTAAAGAATGAAAGATTAACTGCATTGATGGAAACTTTAGAAGAAGTTGAAGGCAAAGCCATTATCTGGGCTCATTACAAACATGACATAAAACAAATCGTGGCCGCTGTAGAAAAACAATATGGTAAAGAATCTTATGTCACTTACTATGGTGAAACACCCCAGGAGATTAGACAATCTAATATTGATAAGATCCAGGATCCAAATAACCCTGTAAGATTTTTAATCGGTACTCCTCAAACAGGTGGATATGGAATTACATTAACCGAAGCGAATGTTATGATTTATTATTCTAATGGTTACGATTTAGAAAAACGTATTCAATCAGAAGCAAGAATAAATCGTGCAGGTCAAAAAAGAAAGATGACCTATGTTGATATTATTTGTGAAGATACTGTTGATGATAAGATTGTAAAAGCTTTACGTAAGAAGATGGATATTGCGAGTAAGATTACTGGTGATGAACTTAAAGAGTGGATCTAGTGTGCTAGTAAATACCACACAAGTAAAAAAGCTATAAAAAATTCTATCGGCTTGACCCCTCTGAGATTTTTATTGTGCCCAAAGGGATCATCACCAAACGTCATTATTTAATATTAATGTCTTGTGCTTTTATTTCTTCTGGTTCATTCACACCAAGCTTTACAGATAGTACACCATCTTTCATCTCAGCTTCATTCACCACAACATCTTTGTGTAATGCAAATTGTTTGAAGAATTTTCTTGCAGCTAGTCCTTTTTGAACATACTCTTTTTCAGAGTCTTCAATTTGACCAGATACAGATAGAACACCGTCTTTGTATTGTACTTTTACATTCTTCTTATTGAAGCCTGCTAGTCCTAATTCAAGACCGTATTCACCTTTTCCATATTTCACCACGTTGTAAAAAGGAAAAGTTTTAGCTGCTGATCCCATAGCAAAATTATCGAACATGTTTTCAAATACATCTCCGAACATTTTGTCTGATTGAGTCCAGACATCTTTATTTAGTTTGTTGATTAAATCCAATGCTGTCATAATTATCCTCCTTATTATTAAGCAAGTTTAATAGGCCACATTATTGTGCACCTGCGTAATATATAGGGGGTACTAGACCTTACGTCAAGGTCGTTTCGTTAAAAATTGAGGCTCTCAGAAAGGATTTTTAGAAGATTCCGAAGTATTTTCCAGCTATTGCACCTAATCCAGCTACAATCAAACCTAGAACGTAATCTATCTTTTTAGAAGTTTTATCTATGTCTTCATGCATGTGTTTTAAATGATTAGACTTAATTGTATAAATATCTTTCTTTAAACCTTTAATGTGACCATAAAGAGCTACTAAATGTTCTCCAGTAGTTTTAGGTTCTTTAGCCATTAGAATGGTCCTCCTGTATCTGCATCATCATTTGCACCTGCAGCTTCTGCTGCTGCAGCTCCAGCTTCTCCACCATCGGATGCAGAAGTTGTTCCGTCTGAATAACCAAGATCACCAGCAAGAGCATCTAGATCGACACCGCCTTTACCTAAATTACCACCAAACATACCAGTAAAGTTTTCAGGTATAATACCTTTTCTTTGAGCAGCAAGAGCTGCTTGTGTTGTTAAAAATCCTGGTACAGGACCTAGTGTATAGCTAGCTAATGTCCCTAGAATATTTGCAGGATTGTTTACATAACTTCTTGCATATTGCCCTGGAGTCATCCCAAAAAATGTAGGCATTCGACTTGTTCCTGTTGTAGGTCTAAGAGTTGCAATACCTTGTCCTGAATCTTGAAAACTAGCAATTGGAGCTACCGAAGCAATACCTGAGTCCATAGACTGTGGACTGCCATAGGCATTTAAATAATATTGATATAGTTCATTTGGATTCATTATCCTCTACCTCTTTGTCTTAATCTTATTGCCTGTTCAGATGGACTTAAAAGAGCTGTTTCAGTTCTAGTTAGTCCTGTAGGTAAAATACCCTGTAATGGGTTTACTACATTTACAACCTGTTGTGAAGGAGGAATATCCTGTGTGATTCCTGGTCCTAGGTCAGGTTTGCTAGGTGCACTAGACTCTAATCCTTTTATATCACGAAGGCCTGGTTTTCCTTCTTTTTCTATTATTAAATAAGGAGCTAGTCTACGATCAATTCTAGCTTCAAATTCTTCTCTTGAACTATCCATATTAAATTCATTCATATCATCTTTTAAATTCTCAAAAATAGAAGGAGCTCTACTTAAAGCTCTAAAACGTTCTGCCTCCGGCATTCTACCTAAACGATTAAATGCATTTCTTTTCATACGTTCAATTGTTTTTTCAAAAGCATCTTCAGAGTAAGTTGGAGGAATAAATTCTCCATCAATTAATTTGTTTGCCTGAGATTTAGTTAAACGATCTTCTAAGTTATCTTCAATTAAAAATGAAGAAACACCAATTGTTTTAGCATCCTTTAAAAATAATCCCATTCTTTTTTGAGAATCATAAGCCTCTAACATTGCAGTTTTGTATGCCTGTAACTTATCTTCTAAAGAATTAGAGGAGCTATAAATTACACTAGATAGTTTAGTATTTATATTTTTTCTATCTTTGTTGTAAGAAGTAATTGTGAATGGAATACTAGCAGATGGGTTAGCGTCTTGTAATCTAACACCTCCTAATAAAGCGATAGCTTCTGTTTTTGTATCAAACATGGTTCCGTAATCTGAAAACCTTTCAGTTGCTCCATCATATATTCTTCGTGCACTTCGAAATGCTCCTGGCTCTAAAGAACCGATGACATGAGCTAAGGCTTTAGGAAAGTATTCAGGAAAACGATCTTGATCATAATAAACATTTCCACCTGTTTTTGTTTTACCTTTTCTAAAAGTTACGTCAGCAATTCTTTCAAAAGCAATAGACTCATCTACAAAAGGAGCAAGTAATTCTTCAAACACACCAGGAGTATTAGTTAATGGATCTCCAAAAAAAGAATTCATAATAATATCATCTGCTGTTGTTGGAGATAATGCTCCAGCACCAAAAGCCTTTAGAAGAGCAGAAACTGGTTTTTGTACATAATCATAAGGATTAAAATAAGATAAATTAATATATTTAAAGTTACCATTTTCATCTGGAGCAGTTACAGGAACGAGTGTCGATGTTTTTTCATAGTAAGGTCCAAAAGATCTTTGATAAGCATCGAGAACATCTTTTGAAACCCCAGTAATTGCATGTGCAGCTTCTTTGGTGACATATGAAAAACCTGCTGTAGAAGCAGTTAGACCAATAAGTCTTCTTCCTCCCATTTGTCTAATGTAAGGATTTTTACTTGTTAATTCTTTTGCTCCAATACTCATGATATTTGCAGTTGTTCTTATCATCTCCGCCGGGAAAGCTATGAAATTACCTAGAGGTAGGTATCTTAAATTTTGAATTGCTTTAGGAACCTTACTATAAGTAGGCATAGTATTTGTAGTCAACCATGCAGATATATCCTTGACACCATCTTCTAAAGATTTTTTAGATCCTGTTCTTAAATTATTTGGATTCCAAGTCTCACCAGCCACTGTTCTGTACCATTCATTTACATCATCTAGATTTTTAATAGCTGGTTTTAAAGCTTGTTGGTAAAACTCATCTGCATAAAATTTCCATACGTTATCACCACCTTGATAAAGCTCAGTAGCTTTTTTCATGTATTTATTTTTAGTTAAAAACTCTATCAATTTTTCTGAACTTGCAAATTGACTTTTTTGAGCTTTATTAAATACAGCTGCAAGTTCTTGAGTTATAATGTTTTCATCTAATATACCTCTTGCAATTTTATCTTCTACAACTTGTTGAATTTTTTTAAGATCTATAACGTCATCTGTTTTTGCAATGTCATCAGCAATAAATTTAAAAGCATCTGTAAGTGAAGCCTTTCCTCCAACTAACCCATTTGCTGTAGCAAACATTGAAGCAGAAGTAACGTTTCTGATTTGAGTCATTGGTGATAACACCGTTTTTGCAAACTGTGCTCCTGACTTCATGGCCATAACAGATTTATATAAAGGCACATCCATGAATTTACTAAGACCTTGTTTTGTTCTATGAATTGCATTTGCTATTTCAGGAGTAGTAAAATAGTCCTGTTCAAACATATCACTTTTAAAAAACTCACCTTCTTTATAGCTTCTCTGTACTCTTTGTAGTCGATTTGTATTTAGCATATTAGCTCCTCCTCTTCCTTTTGGAAGAGCTGCAGCTTCTCTAGAAGTAAATATCCATCCGTCTCTTAATCCTTCTTTAAGTAAACCATCAAACAATTTTTTATCATAAGTTGTTTTTGCATTTTGAATTACTGTGTCTAATACAGCTGTTCTATAATCTTTTGCTTCTCCTAAAGTCTTTTTTATAAAATCAGGAAATTGTTCTCCTACTCTGAGACCTAAACCTTTGATTCTATCTTTTCCCATTTTTAAAGTTTCTGCTATACCTCTAATAATTTGATCTGGTCTAAGATCAGTATTTCTGGCTTGAGTTAAAATACTATCAATGATTTGTTCAGATGCTTCAGTTAAATTTTTATTGAATAAAGGATCTCTTAATGCCATCTCTTTTGTTGCTTTACCAAAAACAGAAGGAGTTCTATTTAAAACATCTTGAAGCATTTCAGGATTCTTTTTAATATACTCTTTCATATTTTCGACTGCTTTTTTTCTAAAAGGTTTTGATAAAGCATAGCTATTATTATGAAAAGAAGAGAAAGTTTGTTTTAAATAATTGTCTGCATCTTTAACAATAGATAATCCTAATTCTTTTGTTATTTTAGGATCCAACGCTTCACCATAAGTTTGATTTAATTTTTTAATTAACTTTTGCAATTCTTTTACAGGTTCTCTCAAGGTAGCATCTAAGTCTGTTAGTTTTGCATTTCCTTTTAGTACATCAAAAACTTGTTCTTTTGTTTGATTCATAATCAGGTCAGATTTGCCTTTATCAAAAAAATTCTTTTTAAACTTACCTGCTATGTCATAAACTTTTTCATCAATTAAATCTAAAAATTCATTTGCTTGTCTTACATCTATAGCTACAGCTTTTTCTGCATCTCTAATTAATTGAGCTGCTTCAGGAGTCACATCACCAGATGTTCTAACTAAACTAAGAAGGTTGTCTATTTTTTTTAAAAATCTTTCAGAAGTTTTAACAGAGTTAGGATCAAACATTCTCCAGTCTTTGTAACTTGGAATATTTTTTGTGAATTTTCTTTTAGCTTCCCCTGCTTTACGTAATAAAGTCGGAAGACCTTTTTCAGCTCCTAAAAGTTTAGCTCCTGTTTCTACAATAGGATCTAGTACACGATTAACTACAACCTTACCTGGTCCTTTGGCCACGATCTCCATAGGCTTAAACAAACCATATTTCACACCTAAACCTGCTGCAGGAAGTAATGCCGGCACTGCACCTAAACCGATTCCTTCAGCTCCAAATTTTAGTTTTTCTTTTAAAGTTGCAATAGCTCGATCACTTCCTCTTCTATCTTTAATGTCCTGATCTTCGTCAAAAAATAAATTAAGCTGATCACCCGGAGTTGATACTAAACTATCCGTAACACCACCTATTCCACCATAAAAACCAACAGCTTTTGTTAAATCTGTATATGCACTTTTTCTAAATGAAGACGATCTGGGATCTAAGTTTTTTAACTTTACTCTTTTTAGTTTGACTAAAGGTCCAGCGACTTTACCTATTATACCTGCAGGTACTGCATACTGAGTTAACAAAGAAGTAATCTCACCTACTGTAGTATCTGTTTCTATTTTAGGCCATATTTCTTCTATTGCAGTAAGTGTATTTGTATCAGGAACAAAATCAAAATAATTAGAAGTAAGGTCAACTCCAATACCTACAATTTGAGCGAGACCTTTTAATCCTTGAGAAGCACCTTTCATTACCCCCTGTTGAAAAGGAACATCGCCACGAATTAAAAGACTATCTTCTATTTCACCTGCAGCAACTTTTCTTTGATATTCTTTATAAGCTTTGCCTTCTAAGGCATCTTTAATAAACTGGCCTATACTTCTTGATTCTTCTTCTGCCATTCGGCACCTCCGTTATTCAGATACCGGAAGCGTTAGATTCACACCATACTTTTGGTTGAAGTTACCGATATCAGATTGAGTTGTAATATATGCAAAATCTTCTAGAGCTTCTTGACTAGTTGCTAGTAAAGTAACAATATCATTAGAAACTTCTTTTGGAAGTCTTCCTCTTAATTCATCGTAAGTAAAACTTTTTAATTCTGTTCCAACAGGAGTAGGGTCTTTTTCTTCTGCAACTGTTTCTATAATATTTTCTTCAACATTAGGGTCTCCACCTACTGCCATATGAATTCTGCCTCCGTCTTTTTTCTTTTTCTTTGTTACAAGCGGAAATGGTGGTAAAGCACCAAACAATCTGTTAATACCAGCCTGTGAAAGACCAGAAACTTCCATAGTAGTTTGTAATGTTTTTAATCTGGCTAAAGTTTCATTGTATTCATTCTGATCTTTTCGGCTTATTGCGTCATTTAATTTATTTATAAGTTTATTATACATTTCAGAGTGAGCTAACATTGCAGAAGAATCTACATCTTCCGGAGCTCTTCTCGTTCTAAATTTATTGTAAGCTTCTTCTAAAGCTAATTCGCTAAGTTCTGAATCTGATTTACCTTTGTAACCTTTAATTCCAGCATCTCTTAATTGCTTGAATTTATTAAAAGCAAAAGAATATGCTTTTTCTTGAGCCCCTGCTTTGGTTGCACTTGCTGCTTCTAATTTTGCAATATCAATCTCACCTGCTATTTTTTGTTTTGTTAATTCAGGTTTTAATGCTCTTTGTTGAGCAAAAAGTTGAGTTTGTATAGGAAGAGTTTCTGTAATCTTTTCGTACAATCCCCCTGGTGTGCTTGCGATCTTTGCAATCAATGCAGCTTTTTCACCTGCAGAAGGTTGAGCTGCTTTCATAAGTTCTGTTTGATATTGAGACTGTAAGTCTCTGATATTTTTAATTGTAGTTCCTAAACTAAAATTTTCTCTAGGTTCAACCATAGACATCACACCTGTGCCTTTGCTTGATCCTCCTTTTTTAAACATGGGACGATTAAGAACTCTCATTTTAAACTCCAAATATACTGCCTAGACCATATGCTCCAGCAGCAGTTGCGACTGCTTGAGATAATGCACCTGGAGTTGCAGCAGCAGGTTGTTGTTGAGTTGTTGTGATAGGAACACCTCCTGCAATAGAAGCAAGACCAGATCCAAGAGCCTGGATTCGACTTAATGGTTCTTGATATGCAAGTTGAGCTTGTTGTCTCTGAGCATCTAGAAGAGCTTGTTGTTGAGCAAGTTCAGCTGTACCTGCAGCACCTAACTGCTGAACTGTTGTTGCAGCAAGAGAAGGTTGTAATGAAGCTAAACCTCTTTGAGCCGCAAACTGTTGTTGAGCAATGTTTTGTGCTTGTGTAAATCCTTGTTGTAATAATTGCGCTTGTAAAGCAGCTCTGTTTAAATCTGATTGAGCACCGTATTCAGCTAACTGAACACCAGCTCTTCCACCACCAAAAGCTCCAGCGCCTATTTGTTGAGCAGCTAATTGTTGTTCTTGAATCTGTCTTTGTCTATCAAACTCTGAAAGTGTAGTCGAAATAACATCCTGTTGGTACGGTGACATATATTGTTGATAAGCAGTTGGACCAAGCTGAGCTTCGGCTGCTTCTAAATAAGGTTGGTATCCAGCAACACCTGTACCAGCACCAACACCTGTTACCGTTCCAGTTGTTGGATCAAAACTTAATGCTCCTAAACCTGCTTGAGTTGCAGCTGCTTGTCTTGCTTGCTGAGATAAAATATCTGTTGGAGCAACTTGAGGACCTAGCTCGGCTAATGTAGGTACACCTTCTGTGCCTGGAGCTCTTCCGACTTGTTGGGTTAATAAATCTGTGTATGCTTCTTGAGCCGCTTCTAAGAACGGTGCTCTTCTTTGTATCGTTGTGTATGTTGTCTCAGCCATTATGCTACTCCTCTACCGACTTTTTCGGCCTCCTTCATCATGTTGTATAACTTTTTAGCTCCGTTTTCAACTGAACCATTGCCAATGCCTCTAACTGCATCTGCAGTCATGACAAACTCATTCTTAGATAACATTGCTGGAACGTCATCTGCTTTTTCTTTAATACCAATCGGTACAAAACCACCTTCTTGTCTGTAGTCTAATTCTTTAACTCCGCGTGGGTTCATTCTTGGGTTACCTGTAGGGATACCCATAATACCACCATCAGCTTTATTTTCAGTTTCTGCTAATTGCATATACATCTGAACAATATTCTCATCATCCATAACTAAAATGTCCGGGTTGTCATCTAATTGAAATAGGATTCTTTTCATTTTCAATATTTGTTCTGGAGTGTAAGCGCCACCACCAATATCTTTAGTGATCCTTGTTTCTTCTTCCTCTACTCCCATTTGAAGTCTCTCCATAAATTCCTTGTAATCATCATCCGATATTTTGCCTGCCTTCATCATGAACTCAATGATGCTGGATCTAGAGCCAGGTTCCATTGTTGCTAATGATTCAAAGATTTGTTCTTTTGCTTTTGGATCCATATAAGAGATAGATTGATCTTCTTGTTCAAAAGCTGCTTCTGGTAAACCTCTAGTGACCACACCCATATTGCCTGTGTCTTCCATAGGATCGGTTCCATCTGCAAAAGGTATTCTTCCACCATCTTTTTTACCACTAAAGAAATTTTGTAAGTAACCTTGATATTCGCCTAATTTTTCCGCTTTAGTTACTTCATCATATTCTTCTTCAGTTAAATCAACTCCTAAATCTTTAGCAGCATTTCTTGCTTCAATGTAAGAACTTGCTCCTGCAACCGCAGCGATGACTGCTCTTTTATCTAAAACTGTATTTCCTTTTGCATCTGTTTTTGTAAAGGCAGCTTTTGCTCCTTTCTTTACAAGTTCAAATGCATTGTCTAAAACATTTTCACCTTTCATAATATTAGAAACATTTTGAGTAACGGTTTGTTTTGCTACTGGAGCAGAAATAACTTCTTCCATTCCAGCGACTGTTTCTGGAACAGGTTGAACTTCTCTTGCTAATTTTAATCCTGTTTGAGATCCTGTTGGCATTGTTAATCCTTTTGCAACTCTCGGATCTAATGCTGCTCCAATTCCTTGACTATAAGATGCAGGACTTAGTAATGACTCACCTGTAAATCCTGCTTGACCTGGTAATGCTTGAAAGCCTGCTCCTCCAAGATATCTAGCACCTTGGCCTAGACCATAAGTTAAAGCTCCTCTTTTTAAAGACGTTCCCATACTTCCAGTTTGATCGAATGTTCCAACAGAAGATAACACTGCTGCTGTTGCTGGATCAAACGGAGCAATAAAAGGAGCAACCGTTGTCGCTACTTTAGAGACTTCGTTGGGTATAATTTTTCTAACAAAACTTTTGAGAGAGCTTCCTAATCCGTACTTTTCGCGGTCTACTAAACTCCCGATTCCATATAATTGTCTATCCATTTGCATTCTTGTTATCGCCATATTGTTAATTTATATTATAAAAGAGCAGGGAATGAAACCTGAAAATACTAGACTTTAAGCTATTTTTTAGGTTTAGTCAAATCATTATCTAACATCATTAACTCATCTAAAAAGTTAGCTGTATACGAATATTCACCTATATGGACAATATCTTCAGTGACTAATATGTGTATTTTACCACCCATTTCTGACCATAGCTTACAGAAGCCAAAGTCTTCACCATAATACTTCTTAGTTTCTGGTACATGAATACAGTCAAAAAAGTTGTACATATTCTTCTTATTTTCTTCTTTACCGTTAATAATGTTTGGTTGTATAATTTCTCGTTCTGGATAGTGTTTTATCATCTTTTCAAAGGTCTGTCTTTTAATCAGCATACATCCTGTTGGAGCATGAGTGACTTCTAGTACACCTTTATTTACTTCTAGTTTTTCTTTCTTTTCCGCTTTTAGTGGGAACTGAAAACCTGACCTAGATAATGTTCTTGCATCACCTATTTTCTTATTATCTAATCTATCCCATATCTTGTCCCAACTAATATTCTTAATTGGATAAGGCACAGCAATCACTTCTTTATCAGCTTCTAACATTCTAAAAATGGACTCAGATTTAAAAGCAATATCAGAATCAATAAATAACATATGAGTAAAAGGTTTACCTGGTAAAGCTTCTTCAGTTAAAAAAGAAGATACACATAAGTTTCTTCCTTGTGTAACTAGTGAGGATTTAAGTAAAGTAAATGCAACATGTATTCTTCTGTTCATACATGCCAGTTGAAATTTTAATAATGATTGTGTGTAATGAATAGAGCATTCACTGTGAACAGGAGTACAAACCATAATTCTAATATCAGAAGCATTGCCTTCAAACTTAGGCGCTTCATCATCAAAATAACTTTTCTTTCCTATCCAGATAGGTTTATTATTTGGTATGCTTTGCGGCACCGACTACTCCTTTCAAAAAGCTTGTACATAATCGTCCTTGTTTTTTCCAATTATAATAAGCGTTAAAATATTCTGATTGTCTTTTTAAATGTTCTTTTACATTAGGCAAGTGTAACATTTGAGCGGTTTCATCAATAGCATAAGATAAGCGATGAACTAAATTTTCTGTATTGTTATCGTATGGAATATACACAGGAAACTCAGCGCATGTTTCAAATAATGCACCATAGTCAGTTACAATAGTATAAATACCTGCAGCCATAGCTTCTGCTGCACATCCACAAAATGTTTCTTCCCAAATACTTGGATAAGGAAAGATATCGTATTCAGGTAACTTAGTAATAATCTCTTCATAAGGTTTGTAACCAATATAGTTTACATTAGGTAATTTCATGGCCTGGTCGAATAAAGGTTGATATTCAGATTGTGCTTGGTCCTTGAACCCGGAGCCGTATATTTCGGTTGATGAATAAACATCTAAGGTAATATTTTTATTCTTAATCGTTTGCATGGCACCAAGTAAAATGTTCAAACCTCTCCAAGGTGTAGAATGATAAATCATTTTTATAGGGTCACCTTCTTTATACTTATTAATATCCCTACATTTTATTTCAGGAATACCATTCTTAATAACCACTGCATTATTGGTTGGCATATCAAATGCCATTCTAAATTTTTCATATGTCCAATGAGAATTGTAAACATAGAAGTCATACTTCTTATGATTTGATTTATCTTTATACCATTCAGGTTTTTTAAGTTGATCGTAGTTATTATGTATCCATAAAATATTTGGTGTATCTTTTGATAGTGGTGTCATCTCAGGAAGTGACACATCAATACGAACCTGTTGTAAAAGTTCTTGATCTACATGCTTACTCAGCATTTCTACTTGTAATTCTGTTCCGCCTCTAGGTGCTTTCATTTCTGTCCTAATA